TCAGCCTCCGAGCCTGATCGCTTCCGTGGCGGTCAATACCATGGGGCGTGGCTTGATGAGTTGGCGGCTTGGGACTACCTTGATGAAGCTTGGTACAACATCCAGTTCGCTGTCCGTCTCAAGAAGGCTGACAACCGCACTCAGATCATTGCGACTACCACACCGAGACCCAAGGACTTGATTGTGGAACTGCTAGGCAGAGAGGGTGATGATGTGGCTATGACCACCGCCTCAACCTATGTGAACCTAGCCAACCTAGCCCCAAGCTTCCAGAAGCAGATCCTTGCCTATGAGGGAACTAAGATTGGTCGCCAAGAGATCCATGCTGAACTGATAGACCCTGAAGAGTCAGGCATCGTCAAGCGTGAGATGTTCAAGCTGTGGGCTCCCAACAAAGAGTTCCCCAAGTTTGAGTACATCCTTCAGAGTTATGACTGCGCCAGTTCTGAGAAGACTGTCAATGATCCGACCGCCTCCATCACCTTTGGGGTATTCAAGCCACTCGATGGGCCAATGTCTGCCATGGTGATCGACTGCTGGCAAGACCGCCTACAGTACCCTGACTTGCGACCCAAGGTGATTGAGGAGTACGACGTTGTTTATGGTGAGGGCAAGAACAAGAAGAGGGTTGACCTGATCCTAGTAGAGGACAAGTCAGCTGGTATCGCCCTGATCCAAGACTTGCAGCGAGGCCATCTGCCTGTCCGGGCCTACAACCCAGGGCGAGCCGACAAGATACAGAGGCTGAACATCGTGTCTAACATCATTGCCGCGGGTCGGGTATGGATACCTGAGAGCTCGGTCAGGAAGGGCTATGTCAAGGATTGGGCTGAGGGTTTTGTCTCACAGATCTGTAGCTTCCCTGACTCAACCCATGATGACTTCGTGGATGCTTGTACTCAGGGGCTTCGCTTCCTACGAGATGCCGGATGGCTCGACATCGATGGCGCTCCGAGGGATGACTATGACATGGATGACTATGTGGATAGCGGTATGTCACGCAAGCTTGAGAATCCATACTCAGCATGATGGACTTGAGCCAACACCCAAGGTATCATTGGGCTAACAGCAACTCAGCAGGATAAGCCATGGCTGACGAAAACAAACCAGCGTTCTACCCACGAGTCGGTCGAAACATCGCCAAGAACTTCAGATCGGCTAAGCCTGCACCGTTCATTGATGACGAACGAGCGATGGAGTTACCGCAGTACAGCGAGTTCATCCCCAAGCTTGGAACGGTTGACCTGAGCGTCCCGACCAAGGAGAACCGAGAGCTGAACAGACGCATCACCCAACGTGATGCCGACCTCATGCGTCAAGTACAGGCTGACAGATCCCCACTTGAGAAGCTTGCTGGTGGCTTACAGGCTGGAAGGTTCATGGGTTCAGCCTTGACTCAAGCCGTCAACTCCTTGCCCACACGTCTCTTCAAGGGCGATGAGGCAGCTGAGAAGTTCATACAAGACCGCATCTATAAGCCTGAGCAACCCTTGGCTTATGAGTACGCAGGTGACATAGGCAACTTCCTTGAGAAGCTTGAGACCGAATATAAGATCCCACCATTGATGCCCGAGGCGGTTGCCTTGCAGTACTTGACAGGCCCTGCCACTCAGCAAGCCATGAAGGCGGCAGGTAGAGGTGCAGAGCGAGCTGGTATGGCTGTTGAGCGTGGCATGGAGCCAGTTGTCAGGGGTGCTTTGGAGCAAGGCGGTCTACCCCGTGAGATGGCTTTGGCGATGGGTGCGAACACGCAGTCCAACATCATCAAGCCTGTTGGCGGCAATTGGAAGCCCGATAGTGTTTCGCGTGCTTTGAGAAGTCTTAAAGCACCAGTTAATCCTGATGAGTTGTTAAAAAATTTGGATTACCTAAGAGAAAATGGAATTGGCTATGTATCAAGAGATGCGGCATTGCTAGATGAAAGGCTCAATAATAATTATCAAAGTCTTCTCAGGGACAAGGCTTTAGATCAATGGGTTGATACAAACCTGACCAACTACATCACAAAGCAGATGGGAACTGAGAAAGACCCCATCAGATTGTTAGCCGATCAAGGCATCACTCACTATGCTGATGAAGATGCTATGCGCCGTGCATTGAGTACTTCATATGATCAATTTGCCCGCAACAGAAAGGTCAGGAAGAACTTTGATATGCCTGTAGATCCCATGGCGCAGACAAGCTTGGGTCGCACATGGGAGGAAGGCATTGATGACTTGATGGGGATGAACAACATCCACCTAGCTAAGAACTATGGAAATAGCGTTATCAGGGAAAAGAACCCATGGATAAGCAAACTAGACCCTGAAACTAAACTGTATGGCATGGACAGGCTAATGACTGGCCAGATGAATTTTGGTCACATCATGGATGTCTTAAAAGAAGACTTGGCTACTGGTCGGCTATCACCTGAAGACCTTAAGAATGTCAGCATGGATCGAGCGGTTCGTCGTACCCATGAGTACAACCTAGAGCGCGCCAAGGCTATAGAAGATGCTCAAGCCAAAAAACTTGAGGGCATGACCATCTTTAAAGAATACCCTGAAGGGTTTAGATGGGTGCAATTAGATAAGCCAGGGCAGTTTGCGGCTGAGTCTGATGCTATGGGGCATTCAGTCCGTGGCTATGAACCTCCAATGGGTCATCCTGATTATGTGCAAGGGTCAGGCAATGCTGGTAGTGAGAGTTATGGTTTGGGGGGTTGGGATGCTATTAAACGAGGCGATGCCAAGGTTTATTCATTGGTAGACAAAAGTGGAAGACCTCACACTACCATTGAAGTTGGCAGAGGCAATGATGCTCAAGCCTTTTTTGATGCCCACAAAGACTATTTGGATAATCCTGTAACAAGGCGTGATTTATCAATGATGGTTGATCCTGATTTGGATATACCACTTGATACGCAGCGCGTAACTGCAATGAAACAATTGCTTGATGAAATGGGTGTTCAATATGGTGATGTGCCTGAAGCCCCACCACACATAAATCAGATTAAAGGCAAAGGAAACCGCACTCCTAATGAGCAATACCTTCCTTATGTTCAAGACTTTGTAAAGTCAGGCAAATGGAGTCAAGTGAATGACATCGACAATTCTGGCTTGATTCAACATAGTGGTAGATATTTTACAGAGCCTGAACTTATTGAGGCTGCCAAGAAATATGGGCGCATGGGTGTCCAAGATGTTCCATGGGAAGTAGCTCGCCAAAGACATATTGAGGGAGGTATTCCTGAAGACAAGGCTTTGGAAAATTGGATAGAGGCTTTTAAAGAAGGTCGAGGCAAGCTTGAATTTCCACCCGAGGGCATGAAGCGTGGCGGTGTGGTGGTCTCTAAGAACCCTGACACCATGATGCTTGAGGTGAACAACCAGAAGATGAAGAATGGTGAGCCAGCTTATGGCGCTGGCAAGCTAGTCACTACGCAAGCGGTGAAAGCAGCCAAAGTACCGCCACCTATCCGATTCCCTGTGACTCGAGGCCCCTCTATCCCTGAGATCAGGGCTATGGCTGAGCGCATGGCTCCCCAAGTCATGGGTGAGTTCGTTCGTGCCGCTCCAACACCAAGCAACCCCAAGCCAAGCACAAGCGTGGTAGGCAAGACTCAGAAGCAGTTTGAGCGTGAGAAGACTCTGCCCATTGAGTATCAGAACATCATGCCAGAGGTGACTCCCGATGAGTTCGACTATGCCAAGAACAAGGGTGCATTGCTTATCGGTGGTGCTGGTGATGTGACACCAGGAAACAGGATGTTGCTATCAATTGATGACCAACCATTGTCTGCCCCTGTCCACTTGCAAGCTGGCCCGGAGTGGGAGCTATACAACCCATCGGCATGGGCTGCTTCTGACCAAATGGCGAAGACCTACATGAACAGGGCAGAGAAGGCGGCTGAAGCCTATGATGCTGACCCCTATCTGCACTATCACAAGATGACACCAGATGCGAACTGGTATGCCATGCATCACCTCAACTCAGTTCTTGGACACTTGCGCCCTGAAGAGTTGAGATTGCGTGACCCCAAGCTCTATCAGCAGATGCTTGAAGAGATTCGCACTAAAGATGTTGGCTTTGGTAAGCACCCTGAGTTTGAGGGGTTTGATGATCCCTTGAGCTTGCAGATCCATGCTCAGATTGATCCTAACTTCCGCAGACACTTAGGTGCTATCTTTGGCGGCCCCAAGTTTACTGAGCGCTATGGACTGAATAGTGGTCAAGATGTCTTAGCCGCTACATCCTTGCCTGAACTGCGTGACTTGGAAGCTGGTGCTAGTGGCTATGCCATCGTGCCTTTGGATGTCAAAGCACCTCTCAGGAACTTTGAGGCTGACAGCCAAACCTATGACACGGGCTTCCCCAAAGCCGGGCCATCGGGTCGCTCCAAGTATCCATCGCCCTATCAGTTGATCTATCGTGACACGCTGAACTGGATGAAAGAGAACCCATCCGAGAACAAGTCAAGCGAGTTCGGTCGCATGAACATGATCGTGCCTAAGCAACAGATTGACAATGAGTTGATTGAAGCCATCGGTGAGTATCAGAGGCGCATGAAAGAGTTGACAGGCAAGAAGAAGGGCGGAGCTATCAAGAAGCCCATCAAGAAAGCCGCGGGCGGTGCAATTACAGGTGATGACCTGATCATTGAAGAGAGACCACTATGAGCCTAGTCCGTGGATTGATACAGCCCGGCTTATCAGCCGTCAAGAAAGCCCCCTTCTACTCTGCTGTGGATGAGGCACTAGCGGCCGTCAAGAGACCCAAGGGTACAGGCGCTGAGTTCTACACAGAACTGACCAAGCAGCCAGGGGTCAAGAAGGCAGAACTAGCTGACCGCAAGCTTGAGCAAGCCTTCAAGGCTAAGGGCAAGATCACCAAGGAAGAGGCTCAGCAAGTCCTCAAAGACAACCCACCACCTCAAGTTGGTGAGCGCCATCTTACTGAAATCAGTGATACCGAGCGTGATAACTTGTTACGAGACAAGATTGAAACTTCTGGTTACGACTCATGGGATGAAGTTCCAAGCCGAAAGATACGGCAATGGAATGAAGAGATTGATGAAGATCTTGAAAAGTTTGGAGATTACAAAACCGCTGGTGGCCAGAACTATCGTGAAATCTTGTTGAAGTTGCCCAAGTTGGATACAAAAGATGGCGACAAGAATTATTGGTCAACTCATTTTTTGCAAGATTCTAATGTCTTAGCCCATATGCGTGTGCAAGACCGCAAAGGGCCAAATGGTGAGAAGATTCTGCACGTCGAAGAAATCCAATCTGACTGGCATCAAACTGGTCGTAAGAA